AAAGTTAGCAGAAGTAAAACAAGGTGAATTGCTGGGAAGCCTAAGTGTGAAAACATAAGGTAATCAGCAGCCAAGCCCGTCAGGGATGACGTGGAAGGTTCAACGACTAGGGCGAGAGACTAGAACAGTTAATAATGCCCATACACTCAAGCGAGTGGAAGCGCCTTGCCCCCAACTTGGGGTGATGATATAGTCTGATCTGCGGGGAAACTCGTAGGAGTATTTAGAGGTTGATATGAAGAACAGAGAAGGTTTTACCGTAACAGACAAGGAACGCGAGTGTACTAAGTGTGGCACTATGTTCCCCAACAAAAGTAAAACTGTCACCCTCTGTCCTAAGTGCAACTCTGAGAGAGTGAAGGCAGAGTCACCGGAAAAGAAAATGTTCCGTAGGGCTAAAGCTAGAGCTAAAGAAAGAGGTTTGGAGTTTAACTTGGATCACTCTGACATCTCTATACCTACACACTGCCCTGTATTAGGGTTTGAGTTAGTTTGTCATAAAGGAAGGTCGGGAGGAAACCCCAACAGCCCTGCCCTTGACAGAATTGACAACAGCAAAGGTTATGTGAAAGGCAACGTGATGGTTGTTTCTCACAGAGCCAACATGATGAAAGTGGACGCTTCACCTGAAGAGTTAGTCATGTTTGCTGAGTGGGTTCTTTCTAAATACCGCTCGTAACTAGCGATTACGAGTGAACATAAATGAACTTGACTGAAGTAGTTGTACGAGCGACAGATAGCGTTGAGGACTTGGAACGTAAGGTTCGCCTTGCTACTATCCTTGGTACTATCCAGAGTACGTACACACACTTCCCGTATCTGCGTAAGGTATGGCAACGTAACACTGAAGAAGAACGTCTGCTTGGTGTAAGCCTTACTGGTATTATGGACAACCCACTGCTAACGACAAAGAATGGGGGCCTAGATAAAACTCTTCGATACCTTAAAAGTATCGCTGTTGACACTAATGCTGAGTGGGCAGATCGCCTTGGTGTTCCAGTTTCTGCTGCAATTACCTGCGTTAAACCTTCAGGCACAGTTAGTCAGCTTGTTGATAGTGCTTCCGGTATCCATGCTCGGCATAGCCCTTACTACATTCGGACTGTGCGTGGAGACATTAAAGACCCGCTAACTCAGTTTATGAAGGACAATGGCATCCCTAATGAACCTTGTGTGATGAAGCCTGACAGCACTGTGGTGTTCTCCTTCCCTATGAAGGCACCTGAAGGAGCTACAGTAACTTCTGACCTTAGTGCTATTGACCAGCTTGAGATGTGGCTTGTGTATCAACGTAACTGGTGTGAGCATAAACCTTCGGTCACTATCAACGTGAAGTCTGACGAGTGGTTTGAGGTGGGTGCTTTTGTCTACAAACACTTTGATGAGATGTCTGGTGTGTCGTTCCTACCTTATAACGAACATACATATCAGCAGGCACCTTATCAAGAAGTAGGTAAGTCTGAATATGAGAAGCTTCTGTCACTCATGCCTAAGAGCATTGACTGGTCTGAGTTGGCGGAGTATGAGCAAGAGGATAACACCTCTGGTATGCAGACCCTAGCTTGCAGTGGCGATAGCTGTGAGATTGTAGACTTGACGTAAGGTATGCGCCTGTAAAGGTTCCCTTATGTCACTTCCTGAGCATGAGGTAAAACTGCTCAACTAACAACAATCAACGACAACAAGGACAAAAGATGTTTACAATTATCAGTAGAGACCAGTGCAACTTCTGTGATCAAGCAAAGGCACTGCTCAAGGGTATGGGCTTTACCTATGAGGAGTATAATGTTCAACAAAATCCTTGGTTGTTGACTATCTTCAAAGAGGCTGGATACACAACCGTCCCACAAGTCTATGGACCTACAGGCAAGCACATTGGTGGTTATCGGGACTTGGAAGAATTTATCATCAACGGACCTGAATGATGGTGCAGCAAAAACCCAAACCTAAGACCCGTCGAACTCGAACAAAGCATGACGAGAAGAAGCAACCAATTCATCTTGTCCCCCGTAATGATAGGCAACAACAATACTTAGAAGCACTCAAAGGGTCAGACCAAGTTATCGTGTTCGGGCCTGCTGGGACTGGTAAGACCTATTGTGTAGCTACCTTTGCTGCTAACCAATATCATCTTAAGAACATCAACAAGATCGTAATCACTAGACCTCATGTGGCTGTTGGTAAAGATATTGGCTACCTACCGGGAACCCTAGAAGAGAAGTGTGCGCCTTGGGCTTTACCTGTAGTTGATGTGCTCGAGCGTCATCTTACCAAAGGGGTTGTAGAGACTGGCCTAAAGAACCAGAACATCGAGGTAGCACCACTGGCCCTTATGCGTGGTCGTAGTTTTGAGAACACTTTTGTCATTGTGGATGAGGCACAGAACATAACCCTGCCTGAGCTTAAGATGTTGGTTACTCGTATTGGTGAAGGTTCTAAGTTGGTTCTCAATGGTGACATTCAACAGAGTGACTTGAAGGAGGCTGACGGTCTTAGTAAGATCACACACTACGCAAAGAAACATATGCTGCCTATCCCAATCATTGAGTTTACTATTGACGATGTGGTTCGTAGTGATATATGTAAGCAATGGATTAGGGTATTTACTGAGGAGGGAATCTAATGTATGCACCTGACAACTGGGTAATTATCAAAATCAAAGGTGACGACCCACACTATAGAGTATTAGCTGGATGGAGTGGTGGCTATACTACTGGCGACTCTTGGCGACTAAACAGTGGCATCACTCGACACAAGTTTGATGGTGACTATTGGTATTTCTACGGCAGCAGTGGTAGTTGTTATAAGTGCTACGTAGACTCTTATGGACTGCGAATGAATAACGCAGGTATCTGGAATCGACTGCAAGAGCTACTCGGCGATAAAGTAGAGATGCTTGAAGATCAAGAGTGGGTCAAAGAAGGTTGGGATTGGATTATAAAATGGGCCTAACGAGTAAAGCACAAGCCTATGATGTTCTGGTAAGAGAACTGTTTAGATTACTTGACATAAAAGAAGAGACAGATGAAGGTCGTGCATTTCACCCTAATAGAATCTCTAGTTGCCGAGCAATGGATGCAGAAAAATTAGGACAGGTTTTGAAAGAACTGAAAAACACTTTGGGGGATTGGGGATGACTGACTACAACCTTGTTGACAAGAGTGATGAAGGGGATGGCCTGCTATGAGTCACTGGCACTACCAAGCAATGAGGCATGTGGACGACTTTGGCGAGGACTACTATGCAATCCATGAATACTACGGACTAGATGATGGGGATGTGTGGACAGGAAGCCCTGTAGATGTGATAGGAGCCTCAGTCGAAGACCTTAAGAAGTCTCTGCTCTGTATGCTACATGATATAGATAAGCATGGCATAAAAGATTATGATTGTTGGAACGATACTGTAGGGGAAGATAAAGATGGATAATGTAAACAACCCAGCCCACTATGGGAATGGTAGCATTGAGTGTATTGACTACATCGAAGACTTCTTGAACAAGGATGAGTTTCAAGGATACCTCCGTGGAAATATCGCTAAGTATCTCCATCGCTGGCCCTACAAGAATGGTGTTGAGGATTTGAAGAAAGCAGAGTGGTATCTTAAGCGTCTTATTGCTACAGAGGAACACCCCCATGTTGACTAATATCCTACTTGTAGCTGTTCTTATTATATGCCTAGTCCTAGTTGTAGTTATTCATTACCTGTGGAACCTTGCGACTAGCATCTCTGTAGTGACGCTATATACTGCTACATATCTATCAAAGAAATATGAAGACTATGAAAAAGGGATGGATGAATAATGTTTACTGGAATTATCCTAGCTTGCAATATGCTTACCAATGACTGTGTGGCTCAAGCAGTCCCGACAGTGTTTGGCGACAAAGATATGTGTAATATGGTAACAGAAGCTCTTCGAGAGGAAGTCATGTCTGAACTGCCCAAATATGTGATCGTAATGTTCAAATGTGTAGAGTTTCCAAGCCCAGCGTAAGACAACAAAAAAGCCCCTGCCAAATCAATGGCAGAGGCTCTATCGAATGGCTCGTCTGTTAATTCAGGCGGGCTATTTTTTATTAAGGAGTTGTCTAATCATTGTAGCTGGAGTGTCTGTAGCCCATCCTACCACCCAAGTGATAATCAAAGCTATCCACACCCACAGAGGTAATTCGTTGTTTGTAGTAGTGTTTGTGCTTTGATCTACAGTATCAACCCTAGCCTTTGGTCTTACAGACACCGTAGGGGCTATGTTGTTAGTCTGACCAACCGTCTGAGTGTTAGTCTTACCAGCTTGCACATTAGCAGCTACGTTAGTCCCTTGGCCTTGTAGTAGGCTTAGGGGGTTGATTCCCGTGCATCCCGCCATTAGGAGCATACCAGTTAAGGCCAAAAGCAAGAGCGGAATACGTAAAGACAGGCCACACAAGAACTTCGATAAGGCTTTCATCTTTAGTCTCCACTAGGTAGGCAAACCATACAAGAAGAACTACAGCTAGTTCACGCTTATAGGTCTTACTTTTGGTTTCTTTCGATTGCA